CTGATAGGGTAGCCTTGAAACGCATCTTTGCGCTCATCTTCCGACACTATCTTTAACAAGATAGGGACTAACTCGTACTGGTCAAAGTCGTTCTGTGTATCATCTCTCAGATACATCTTGATAGTTGCCGTTGTATTTTCTTCTACAATAATCATCAATTATAAAACCCAAAAGCGATACAATGGTTATATTTGCAGAAGTTCATCTCTCTTAGGTAGCATTGCTACCAAAAAAGAAGCCCCTCCGTAATGGAAGGGCTTTTTTGATTCTAGTCGTTTTGACTATTAGATGTCATCAATGACTGAAGCATCAGCTGTGATCGTAGCATCTACGAAGTTCGCTGGAATCTTCTCTTGAGCTGTGAAGGTCAAAGTGTAGCCACTCATGTCTCCCATAGCTGCACCTGTTGCGATAGTACCACCGCTTACCTCTGCACCATACTCTAAGCCCATGAGGAACTTATTGCCGTTGTTATCCTCTACGATTACATGAGGACGAGCGTAAGCAAGTAGCTTGAGTTCATTGTGTGTCTGCTTAGACATCTTCTTGAATGTGAGATTCAAGGTCTGCTCGTAGAAGGTAGTACCATTCTCACGAGATGAGTTCACCGCTTGTTCGAAGCTAGAGTTTCCTTTTACCTTGAACTCGAACCACGATGGAGTACCACTGAATGCATCAATCACATCCGTGTCTGTCGTATCATAGGTGATCGTACCTAGTGTGTCGAAGTCTGCAAAGTACACAGAGGTGATACCACCTACTACATCCTTACAAGGTTCGTTTCTTCCTTTTGTTAATGTACACGCCATTTGTTATATGAATTAAAAAAGGGCGAACGAGCAATGCTCACCCGCCCCTCTTATGGTTAATCTATTGTTGATTAAGTGTAGTACACTACATCTGCACCGATACCGATAGCACAACCAGCAGCCATGCGCATGATTACACGGACATTTTTGCTTCCGTCCAAATCCGCCATGTCAAGCAACTTGACTTCTTGCCAATCCGCCAATAGCGAAGATCCAAAGAACAAGTTAGATTTCTGAGCAGCGATCATATCGTTTGTAGGTAGACCTGAAGCTACGAACAACTTAACACCATCAAAAGCCAAATCGCCTCCGTTGAACCAAGTAGTACCAGCGTTGTTCACACCATTAGCACCCAAGCCTGAAGCTCCGAAGCCACCCAATGCACGAACATAAGAACGAGCGATGTGCTGAGATACATAGATGTAGAGATCCTCTTTGCCGTACAATGCAGCTGGGATAGCATCTACTACTTTACCCAACTCGTCAATAACATTCGCAGCGGTGATAGTCGTACCTGTTACATCGATAACATCTGCGTTTGCAGCAGCCAAAGTAGTGAAACCATCGAACTCACCAGCGTTTGCATCAACACCTTGCCAGATGTTCTGCTCGTTTTTAGCTGCTACCTTAGAAGCAACATATCCGATCAAGTAATCAGAGAAAGATGCTGGTAGTACATCGTGAGCAGACAAGCCCATTTCCATAGCAGACCAATCGTCCTCGAAATCGCTCTTACACAATTCTAGGTTTACTTGAAGCTGCTTAACCTCCAAGATGCTCTCTGCGAGAGTCAATGTAGAAGTATCAGAGAAATCACAAGTTGCATCCTTAGTGATAGCATCAAGGTTGATAGTCTTTAGGACTTCTTTGAATTTTACATTCGGTTTGATTGTAACACCGCCACCTTCAATAGTGTCGGCACTTAACAATGCAGCGGAAACATATTTCCCTGCAAATTCACCAGCGGATGTGGTAGTTACTGAAGTGGTTGTAGCCATTTTTCTTCTTTATTAAAATTAGGATAATTTACTTAAAACACGAGATAGAGTGTTCTGCGGTGCTTTCTTAGCATAGCGGTTCATCTCCACCTTTTTCTCTACTGGTGCAGCAGCGACTTTCTTAGCAGCTGGAGCTTCATCGATGCTCATCTCTACCTTTTCTTCTTCTGCACTCATTTCTTCTTCTTTCGGCATCATACCAGCGATCAACTCTTTGATCTCTACGATTGCTGATTCGAACTCCTCTTTGGTAACATAGCTCATTTCTTCTTCCTCAGCAGCTTGTTCAACCTCAACTTCTTCTTCAGCTGGAGCTTCTTCTGCTTCTTTGATCTCGGCGATCACACCTTCTTCTTCGATGACCAATACACGACCATCTTCAAGCTCATGCTCTCCAACAGGAGCAGCTACCTTCTCATCATCTTCACCTACGAGGAACACATTCTGCCCAGCCTCGAAAGACTCAGCCTCAATCGTTACACCATTGGCTAACTGCATAGTAGCCATCTCTACTTTTTGGACTTCCTCACTTGGAGTGAGAGCCATCTCAATCTTTTTGAATACTTCGTTTAGATTCATTGTCTTGAACTTTGTTAATTAAAAAACTATTTATTGATATTTTGGGTTACTTTCTACAACTGGTCGAGTTCCTTCAACTTGCTCTCTGCCCATCTCTTAGCACTCAGTCCTCCCCATAGGAGGTAGCTGATGTACCCACAAGAAGTAGTATCTCCTTCATCGTAATACTCTTGCGCTCTACTCAGGTAGCTGTACATACGCTTGATAGTATCAACTGATAGAGGTTGCTTCTGTGCTAACTGCTGCGCTCTAATTTTACCGACTTGAGTAGCGCACTTGTTGCCTTGCTTCTCGTTAAGCTCGATGCCTTTCTTTGCATTGTTAGATACTGAATCAGGGTAGTCTCGGTATGACTCCATCTCCAACTTTTTACCATTCTTGTATCTCTTGTCGTTCTTGAGAACGCCCTTTGTTATTCCCAGTAGATAAAGTGAAAGGAGATGTTCTGCTTCTTCGGATTCGATTGCTGAAAGTTGAGTATCGACTTCAATAGCGGACTCTCTTTGCATGAACCATCCTTCGATGCTGAATCCTTTAACTCGACCTTCTTTGACATACTCCTCCCAGATATCCTCGTTATTGACTTTCATGCTGACCATCCATGTACCTACTGGGTACTCTAAGCCATAGGCTCTAGACTTGTCCTTGTCGCTATCCTCAATGATCCAGCTCTCCACGAGAGATAGACCTTCAATCTTCTTGCTGTGTTCTAGAGTAGCGTTGCCTTGCTTACCATTCATCAGGTACAGCTCCGATGCTCTGCGGATCGTGTCCTTCGTAAAGAATACATAGTATTCCTCATCACCATCTACTCGATAGATAGGCTTCTCTGGAATCATCGCTGCACCCATCAGGATGCGCTTCTCGTTATCTACCTCCTTGAACTCGAACTTCTGCTCTTTGCTCATGGTGATGAAGTCCTCCTCTATCGCTGGATGCTCTACGATGCTGATAGCATCAATGCCGTGCAATAGCTTCTCCTCATCTAATACTAATTCAAAAAATCTCATACTATCCGAATGTTGCTGTTTCTTCTATTTTTCTATCGAGCTTCTGTGCGCTCTGTATATCCTGATTGACTACATACGCTCTCATCGATGAGCCTTGCAGACTCTCTGCAATCTGGTTGCCTAAGTTAGCACCTGATGTATCAAAGCCGATACTGGAGTTCAAGCCTTGAGGTCTTGGGATGTTTGGTGCTGGTGCGCTAGGTGCTGAACCTCTGCTACCGCCTCCAAGCTGTCTACCCCCTACGCTCACACTTGAAGGTGATGCGGTAGGTACATCGGTTTGATAGATGGCTCGAACACTAGCGATACCACTAGCTACTACACCCGCTGCCGCTACTGCTCCAAAGATACCACCTTGTGCTAGAGCTTTCGTAGCACCTGTGTAGGTGTTTATGATTGCCTCTGCTGCGCTGATGGCTTTAGTAGCCGCTGCGTTCTCACCCGCCAACTGACCTAGACCATTCAACGCTCCAGCTACGATCTCAAGCTCTGCCATCTTTTGATCTCTGGTTTTCTTAGCAGAGTCTGCATCTATCTTCTCTTTGACAGAAGCGTACTGCTGATCTATCTGAGCCATGCTCGTGCGTAGTGCCTTGTGCATCTTCAGTTCATTATCTACTGCGAACTTCTTGCTGTCTACTGCTTTCGTGTTTAGGTCTAGGATTGCTGTTTCCTCATCACGAATCGCTTGGGCTGCATCTCTTACCTGTTTGTTTAGGGTGTTGTAGGTAGCTACCAATTCCTTCAAACGAGTATCACGCTGTGCTTGTAATTCAATCACACGAGCATTGGCTTCTGCCTCTGCCTGTAAGTCCTCACGAGTAGACTCTCCTAGTGCGTTTTGCTCTCGTAGGATTCTTGCTCTCTCCTCTGCTATCGCTACTTCCTCATCAGCTAGTTGCTTCTCTAAGTCCATAGCTTCCTTTAAGGCTGCGGCTCTTGCCCTCATGTCTCTAGTCTCGTCTGCTGCCACAAGTCGCAACGCTTCAATAGATGCTCTACGCTCTGCACGAGTTTCTATCATTGCAATCTCACGATCCTGTAAGGCTTGGAACTGGCGTTCTAGTTCGGCTGCTGCCGATGCTTCTTCTCGTATCTCCTCACCCAATCCCTTGTTCGAGTTTTTAAGTAGGTCTACACCACCTCTAAAATCGCCAGAG